CGGCTTAGAAGGCCGTGGGTTACAGAATTTCGGCGGTTGGCCGAATCTGTCTCATCCATTGCAGACGAAAGAACGTTCGTCGCAAATTGAAACTGTTGTGACGTTAGACCACCGGATGAACGATGTCAAGAAAAAGTTTTCAACAGATTAACTTTGTTGATTCCCATGCATGACTGCGAAGCGTTGCAGCGATAGCGGCCGCACAGATTGCACTGGCTTTTTTGCGCGTGGATCTATCGCCATCACAGCGGCATATTTTGCCTGCCGACGAATGTGCGAATAGTAATGCATCATCTCATCTGTTACATGTCCCGCAATCGCGCGCACCGTCTCTGGATCCACTCCATTTTCCAGCATCCTCGTAATGCACAGATGCCTCAGATCATGTGGATTCAGATTGCGGAAGCCGGTCTTCGCGCGCAGCTTGTTCCAGCTATTGCGTAGCCACCATTTCGAGGCGCGCCGTGTTGGATCGTATTGGTTCCGCTTGACCCGAAAAGGGAAGAGATAGTGATCGGGCTGGCATGCGCCCAGGCGAAGCGCACGCTGATAGCACTGCTCGATTGCCCATTTTGCCGTGGTGTTCAATGCAATTTTTCGTGGGCGACTCTCATTCTTCACCGCGTCGGAAGGAATGTAAATCTCGGATGGATTGAGATCATTGCCCCATTTATCGAAAACAGGCTCACGCAGAAAGATATGCCTGAGACGCAGGCCGCGCAGCTCGCATCCTGCGGCAGTTGTGTTGTTCGTGATGCAGGCAACCCAGTAAACCAGCGCAATCTCCGGATCGCCGGCAGCGATACGGAACAGTGATTCCTCTTCATCTTCCGAAAGCACTTCGCGCGGAGACCACTTCGGCACAGGCAACGGATTGTAGTAAGGCCGAATCTTCGCCCATAGTTTTGCGTGCTTCAATATCTGCCCCAGGACACTCAGCTCATGGTTAATATAGGAGTTGCTTGCCGCACGGCTCCAGGGGTGCGTTTCGACGCCATCCACTATCATGCGATTGCTACCGCGCGCGATCTGGTACTCGCGCAGATGACCTGCCGTAATCTCAGATAGTCGAATGCTTCCAAAGAAAAGCTCCAGCCCACGCAGATATCCATCGGTAGCTGCATGCGTATATTGCTTAAGGCTTGGCCGCTGCTTACGAAGCTGTCTCCACAGCGGCACCACTTCCGAAAACGTCAGAACAGAAAAATCAGCATCCACTACGGTCAGCATGTTGTTCGACTCTGCACACGCTGAACAGTTTTGATGTCCAGCCGTGTGGTTCTTCGCACAACTTACATTCCCAAAATGGAATGTGTCAGTAACTTTCGTCATATTGACATGCTCTTTTCTGCGACAAAGTTGTGGATTTTATGTGCATATTGAGTTCCTATTATGCACATAAAAAGCGCCCAAAGTGTTCATGATAAACGCTATAGCATCCAATCCATGGCCCTGAAACGCGTGCCTCTCAATCTCACTCCTGCACAACTGCGCCGGCTTGACAAACTGGCCGAGAAGCTCGGCCTTGACCGCACCAACACCTTGCGTTATTGCCTTTCCCGCGTTGCCGACATGGAAGGCATAGCGCAGGAAAAACGCGGCTAACCATGTTTGTAACACAATCGGTATTATTTGTAACCTAATTTGAAGAAAAGAGATGATTTTTGTGTTGCAAAACAGTCCATTATGACGTGAAAATGCAAGGGATGAGAAAAGCTACCCACCAAAAGAAGCGAAAAAAGCCAGAGTCCCGGGCCTTCAGCATTCGGTTGCAGCTAAAACAAATGGAGGCCCTGGACCAGCTCGCGGAAAAGAAGGGAATCACACGAAACAGCCTGATCCAGCTTGCGATTGCCCAGATGCTGGAGCAAGGCATAAAAATTTCCTGAATTTTTCTATTGACAAATAACTAGATGTTTGGGAATATAGAGAACAGAGGCAACCAGCCTCATAGAGGAGAAGAAAATGACAATTGATGAGCGGTTGGAGCGCTTGACGGAAAGACACGAATCGCTGACATTGAGCGTCGAGTCGCTGACTCACGACATCAACAGAATGCGCATCCTGATGGATGACATGATGGTGAGCATCGCACGCTTGGCACGTGTTGCCGAGGTCCACGAACATCGCATCAGCCATCTCGAAGACAATAAGTAGTTTCATCGCGGAGCCGGAGCGCGAAATCTCCGGCAGCCGCTACCAGCGGCAGGAGAATACAGGAAAATGAAAAAGACAATCTTTGTAAAACCTACATCACTGCGTGAATATCACTGCAATGTCAACCCGCGCGTGATCGAGTGGGATGAAACTGAAAAAGGAAATCTCCGGATAACCTTTGATTCATCCATTCCCGTGCCAGCAGCGAAAGCGCATCAAGCGAAACAGTTGGGACTCGATGAACTAGCTGCGTATCCGCATTCTTAACCTCTGCCGTGCGTCACTCTAGCGTAAGCAGAGCGTCCTGCGTGGTAGCAGGGGCGGGTACGTAACCCCGCTACTTACCAGCCATGAAATACCACAAAAATTGGGACCTCACGACCATCCCTGATGACGCATGGATGAGCGAACATGGACGCCGCATGGTCGCCAGGCGCAAAGAGCACAAGGGAGGACGTCCTGCCAAACTGACTCCATGCGAATGGTGCGGAAAAGAATTTGGCGTTCGCGAGATGGTGAAGCACAGACCACTTTGTCCAAAGCGAAAAGACTAGCCAAACAGAAAAAAGGGGCCGACGGAATTGAATCCGTCGGCCCTTTTGTGTAACCCAGAACTGCTACAGATATTGCACGCCAAACACTGGCTCGGCAGCGGCAAGGGTTGCAAGCAGCGCACCCATGCTCATCCCACTTACGGCTCCCATAGAAGCATAGGCAGAGATGACGGCGGCTGGCGCTGGCGAAGGATCGAAGACCAAAGGACACACAACCAGACGCGGGTCCTGCTTTGCTGCGTCAATCTGGTGTGAATCAATGTTGATCAAAACCAAAGCGGACCCGCTGTCGGCTGCAGGATTCGTGGGGACAAGATAGTTCCCACCATAATCCGCGACGACAGGCACCAGGCGATTGGCTGAATCGCGATAGAACTGTGACAAAATCCATCGGGGCTGCATTTTTTTAGCTCCACTCAGCAGGGGTTAGGCATGATGTTGTAGTTGTGAATCAGAAGCGGAGGACCATCCACGAGCCAGAAATTCTGTTCATCATATTCGTCTGACTCGATGGAGATAAAAATCTTTATCCCAGCCATCGTGTCAAGCTTTGCACCGTCCGCCCGATAGGCCGGAATCCATTTTCCATTTTGATAGACCGGCTCGCACGGACTGACACGATGCCCGTCCACGATGCGCCAGGTTGAGCAGGAGACCCTGCGGACTTGAATGACCCTGCGATAGACATCCATGCCCGTCCTGAACGAATAGCCGCGCAAATAATCGCCGGGCAGTACATCCCCCGCGAGCGTAGCGCCTTTCCCGCGCACGTCCACGCGCTCAGCAGCCTCGGGGCAGACGTTTCCACCTCCGCCGGTCCCGCTGCCGCTTCCTGAATTTGAAGAAGCGAGCGTAGTGAAGGAAATTACACCGATGGGTACGCGGCCATCCAGGGCCATCTGCGCTGCCATTGTTGCGTTCGGAGACGTTGGCGGCGGGTCAGGATTCGTGACGAAAAGATTCGGGAATACGTGAGTCACGAGGCCCTGCCTCGTCATGGTCAGACCTTCACACCAGTAAGTGTAGTAAGTCGTGGATGGCGAAAGGTCCGTGTAGGAAAGCGAGCCGGCTGGTAGATTGATACTCGTTCCATCGGCCAGCAGCAGGCTTTGTGCGTCCCATGTGAATTGCACGCTGCTATTCGTAAATGTGTAGTTGATGATGACGCCTTGTACGACGGTCCAGCCAAGCCCGTTGAACATCGTAGAGGACGCAATATCAGAAGCTATAGTGCTTACTTTGTAGCCATCAATTTCAACCCAAACGGACGCTGCTCCGTTCGCGCGCAGAGAGCGAATACGAAAATCGTAATTCTGGTTCGCTATCAGTCCACCAGACACGTATGCCTGAAAATTGGCTACGTCAGCCTGCCCCGCATCAACCCAGGTGGTTGTTCCGCTTGGACGGTACTGAATCTGTATCTGCGTAACGAGCACATCGAGCGGTGCCGTCCAGCTTACCAACACACGCGGCGTAACAATTCCATCCACACTCACCAGCGCTGTGTCCGCGCCAGAATCAAGCGTCATATTTGTTGGCGGAGCTGGAGTGTAAGGGGCCTGCTGCGGCGACGCAGGAACGTCGTAGACGGTAAGCTCTTCCGCAGCGGACCATTCATAGACGGATGGATCCGTCTCGATTACGTCCAACTCAACGTAGAGTCGTGGCGAAGAATTCTCACCTTGCTTATCAGCCTTGAAGCGTACAGCGTCAACCTCCAACACTTTGCTATTCCAACCCATGACGGGAAAGCTGAAAGCAATCACATCCGTAGGCTGGGCCTGCCAGCCAAGCAGCGACATTGGTAATGTTCCCCGGCCCTGCTGCCGATTGCGCATCAGGTAAATCTTTGCGCAACGCTGCGCCTGAGATACCGACAGCACGCAGCTCTGCGTGATCTCTTTCGGCAGAGGAATGCCGCCATCTTCCGCGAGATATTGGTCCGCGGCATAGCCGTGCAGCGTATCGCACGCGTACTGCGGATAATTTGTAGGCTGGAAAGCAAAGGGAAAATTGTTCTGTATCTGGCCTGCATACCATCCATTGCTGTCGTATAAGTTGCCAGCGATGTTATACGGGAAATTTGGCGCAATATAGGTGCCTGTGACGCGATTGAAAAGCTCAGAGAACGCACGCTTTGGCATCCACGAGATTTTGTCTACCAGTGCATCCTGATTAAATGCGAAGGATGGCCCCTGCCAATATGCTGGCCAGATGTACCACTCGCCTCCAATACGGCTCAGGCGTCCGGCGGCCGCCGACATCATCTGCTGCAACACATCTCCGGGAGCAACCGAAGTGTCGTAGTGGTAGTGCAGCGCGTATCTCGCTTCGGTCTGACCGCTGGCAAGCTGCACCTGCTCATCGCACACATTCGCAGCCGCGATCAATTGTGCCTGGTTCACGCTGCCCGTATCGCCCAGCCCGAATTCCGTATCAGTAAGAACATCGGCAACACATAGTGCCCAATTACTGCTGTATCCTGTTGTGCCCGTGCGCGGATCATAAATGTTGTTTTTCCCGCGTATAGTAAAGCGAATTTCCGGCTCACCCGGGAACATCGTGTTATCGTGCTCAACTTTGAGATATACATAAGCGCAGCCACCAAGATACGGAGAACCTTGCGACGATGCAGCCCAGTTCGGATCATTCGCAGTGAGTCCGCCGATCACGTCCCCGGACGCCTGGTCGCCAAATCGCGCTTCGCAGTAGACAAGAGTGCCGAAATTGTAGTGCTGTCCGTTCGGACCGATATGGTCGTTGCCATCGGCGCTTCCGCCGAAGTTCACACCGTTGCGCGTTACATTGCCAACACTGCCTTGCTGCCAAAATACTTGTCGCCCATCGAGATATAAATTGACTATGCTGTCAATCTGGTGCCCAGCAAGAACGATGACATAGTTGTATTGGTCATGATGGCTTCCAGTGGTGCTGCGATAGACCACAACACCGCCCACGCGCTGCTCGCCATAGACGATCTGCCGGAAGGAAGCAGGCTGGCGCGTGGTGATATTCATGCCGCGGTTCTGCGTGAGCGCCTCTGCAATCGCGCCAGCTTCCATGGAGATGCCGCCCATGACGAGCGACGCCATCGCTTTTTCCCACCAGCCAGTGGCTACAAGCGCGGGATCAAGAAATGCGGCCGCACCCAGCACAACAGCGCCGCCAAGCATCGCCGCGCCTTCAATCGCCTTAGACATGCCACGCCCTCACGATAGAAGTGATTGGAAGCCGCTTGAGTCCATCTTCTCCAGCCACCACGATGTGCCGCCCACTCAGGTGGACAAGGCCAGCGATGAGACGCCCAGATTCATTGACGACAACGAGGTCCCCGCGCTGCGCCATGAGCGGATGCTGCAATTCTGGAATGCCGCGTTTATGCATACAATACGCGGCTGCATCTGCTACAGTAGCGCCGCCGGCGATGCTCTTAATTGCGGCAAATGCTCCGGCCTCATCTGTGTACTTGCCTCGAAAATCTGCGGCAATATCTACATCAGTGATCGCCTGGATGCCATCGGCAGCAAACAGCGCGCAATCGTGCACTCCCCATTGGAATGGAGTAGCGGCGCGTGACATCAGAAAGTCGTGAAACGCGCGGGTGTCCCAGTGTTTTTTACGCGTGAGCATAGCTAGAAAAGACGTGACTCATTGCAGGAGATTGCCCAGTGCGGCTTAACCAGATCAGAAGGTTTGTCCATAAGATTTACAGGAAGTTTTTTCCCATGCGGCGTGGTCCACCACTCAATTTCCGCGCCACACGAGCTGCAATTGCCGTGGCCTTCAAAGCGATAACCGAAAGACTTCATCTCTTCCAGCGTCTTCGGAAATGCCATCAGCTTCCCCACCTGAGTGCGATATCGTTCAAAATTTCCACCCAGTTAAATCCAGTGTCATCGGGATATTTGATGTGCTGGTCCGCGGCAGTGTAGCGCCGCTGCGTAGCGCGCTGAAGATTGGTGAGGCGGCTTTCGAGCGCAAGCGAAATAGAGATCGAATCCGGGCCCACGCTTACAACAGGCTTGTCCACCGTGCCGGAGAACAAAGGATACGGCGTCCCAATCAGGGCACCAGACTGATCAACAAGCGCGAAATAGATGACGGCTGGCGCGCCAACCCTCACGTCGTTGAGACAATCCCCCATGAGTGCTGGATCAATGCCTGACAACGTGACCGTGGTGCCGTCGGCGCGCACCTCCGTGGCCTCACTGATGGTCCCAACCTGACCCAAAGAGCCAACGCCCGTGTATGTATTCCCGTTCCATACCAAAGGCCCGGGTCCGGTCCATACATACTGGATGCCCGTCGTAAAGTTAAGCATGGCCAAAAATGCAGGGCGGATGTAGTCGGACTGGATCGCCTGCACCATTGGCGATGACAGGTTCCTCATCGCGCCTCCACAAGCGAAAACGACAAAGATGTCAACTGCGCTACAGAACTATGCCATCCACGCTTGTTATCAGCCAGCCGAAATATCCCCTTCGGGCCATTCAGCACCAATGGACTGGAGTCCGCAGGCTGCTCTCGTAGTGAAGGCCATATCTGGACTTGCGCGTTGCCATTTGCATCAGAGTTTACGGCCTCGCAAGCAACGTGCAACCGGTAGCCTATCTGGATGTAGTCCCCGGGCAGCAACAGCCGGAATGTGCTCGTCTTCCACCCTTTCGTGTAGAGTGTGGTTGCTCCAGGCATATTGTTCGCAGAATTTGAACCATCCACCACAGGAACACCCAGAGGAGCTCCTTGTGGATGCACTCCGAGTGGATCGCCGAGTTGAACGACATTGGATTTTCCCCGCATCTCCGCGAGAAACGCCTGCCATGCAGCAGCCTGTGCTCGCGGCATAGGCGGAAGCGTAGCCTGCGCTTCCCACCAGTCCGCCCCGGGCCACGCCTGGACTTGCGGAGACTGCCGCGAGAATGGCGACAGCACTTCCGCTACGGTGTCATTCATCGAAAATGACACCTCAACGAATCCAGGCGCAGCGGGTAGCGCAACGAGATTGTAGCTGTTGCTGCCGATTGTGATTGTCGTCATCGCGGATAATTAACTAAACCGTCCGTTGTTGAAGTTATAGTCGTTCTGCACAAATGCGAGGGCGCTGCTGGCGGCTCCCGGCTTGCTCAGGTCCTCGAAGATGAAACGTCCGAGCTGGCCCTGGAATGAACCCCCATATGGCGAACTGGGATTGATAATCGGGGCTGACGTAGGGACAGGCAGGCCTCCGCTTGGCACCGCCGCGGTGGTTGTGCCTACGAGCACCGGCGCAGCAGTCGGCGTGCCAACGTACACATTCGTGGTGATGTTTCCTCCACTGACAATGTATTCAGCAAACACCTGATACAATCCGGCTGCCGGGAACGTATAGCTCACGGTGGAATTTCCGGCACGGAAGTTGTATTGCAGACCTCCGCCGTTCGACTGCATCCAGACCCACTGATAATACGAAGTGTCAGCGCACGCGGCCCCGCAAGGGATTCCTGAGCCGGGTTGCGTTGCTCCGACTTTCACCCATCCGCCTACCATCCAGTGCGTAGCTGATGCTGCTAATTTGCAGGACGCAGGCAATGAAACATGCTCGCCGAGAGTGTCGAACGTCAGCCCGGTCGTTCCTATTCCGGCGGAACTGCCTGCGCCTGCCAGCGACAGATCGCTGAATGACTGGTCCACATAATTGAAGAACTGCTGACCTGCCGCGATTGGTGCCGCCGGCAATGAGCCGTTGGGATATCCGGCAGGATCAAGAAAATCGGCGCAGACAATTGTGCCTCCGTCAACTGCGGCGTCGGCGTACAAAGTCGGAAGCGTGGCATCGCTGCTGGTGTAGTTTGTGTACTGCAAAATATCAGCCATGTGGTTCTCCTTTAAGAGATGAGCAAGTTTCGTGCGGTGATGAATTCATTGAGAATCTGCGCGACCACTGTGAATCCGTATTGGTTCGGATGGGTCACATCAAACATCAGCGATGACGGCGGTACATCATTGTTGAAGTCCGTCACATCCTGCGAATTGTTAGGGTTGTAGCTTGCCACCAGGCGCTGGCGCACATCGCGCCCCTGCGCGTCCACGACAAAATATTGCGGGTAGGTTGTGCGCATCCAGTTATTGAGGTTCGTGATGGCAGTCCATTTTGTTGATCCTGAATTCTCTGTTCCATCGCGCTTATTTGTGACAGACACCAGGCAGATTTTCTTGTTCAGCGGCTTGAGAAAGTTGATCATCGCGGTGATGTTGTTCTGCACCGTCTGAATTTCTGCCGCGCTGCCCGTTTGAATATCGTTGCGGCCTACCCAGATGAATTGCCATTGCTGGTCTGTGCCTTGCGGGTCTGCGATCCACGGAGTATTGGCCGGGCAAGCTGCGCCTGTTGTACCAGCATCGGGAGTGAAAGTGTACGTCTCGGTTGTGGATGGCGGGCCGCCTGTTGCAGTGCGTGTGAGAGTGCCGTGAATGCCCGCTAACGTCCCCTTTACGGTGTGAGTGTAATTCTCGGCACCGCTCGAAAGAAACAGAGCAAATTCTTGTGACCAGCCATGAATCGTGTTGCCATCAATCGCTGTGACCTGCACTGAGCCGGGCGCGGCAGGAATCGCATTCCCACTTACGGTGAGCTGCGGAACATATGCACCCTGCCGAGCGGCAATCATGGTGCTGGTCTGTCCGCCAATGCCGTTGTTGGTCAGCGTGAGAGGAGCCAGAGTTGCGAGCACAGTCTCGTAGGTTACTCCCGTGCCGTCTTCGCCGCCTTGCGTGAGGCTGTCACCCCAGCAAACCGCCGTGCCAGGACTGATGGGAAACACCGGGTACTCGGTCCCTCCGGAAGCAGGAACATACATCAGTCCGCGCACAAGCGGAGGATTGAGATTGCGATCTGTGTTGAAAATTACCTTCGCGCCGTCGGATGTAAAACGCGGGTTGAAGTTATTGCTGCCGGAAGATGTTACCTGCTTTGTTCCGCCTGCGCCAGCTTTGTCGCGCGAGCAGACCTGAAATTTTCCGCTCGTATCCGTGATGGTGAACGCGGAATAATTTGCGGCGTCAGCGAATGATTGCTGCACGCCGGACAGACCGCTGACCGTGGCAACCTGCTTGCTTCCCAGCCAGACGCTGCCATCTTTTTTAATGCCAAAGACGATCTTGCGCGAAGCGTCTACGATTGCAGTGAGCCAACCGCTGCGTCCATAGCCGGAAAGATATTGCCCCGGCTGATCGCCATAGGTGACCTGCGTGATGGTGAGTCCTCCGGTGATAGTTGCGCCTTGCTGAAACGTCGCAGCGCGATGAAACGTGACCTTCGAGAAGAAGTGCTGGATGCCAGCGCCATCCATTCCGGAAAGGACCTTCTTTGCCGAATCGAGAACGGCTGCGATCCAGCCAATGCGCCGCGCGTCTCCCGGCACTGTGTATTGCTTGCGGCTCGATGTTGTCAGCGCGTCAGTCGTCAGACCACTCGTGATCGTCGCGCCCTGCTGAAAGGTAGCGGAGCGATGAAGCGTGATCTTGGAGAAGAAATGCTGGATGCCAGCGCCGTCAATTCCGGAAAGAATCTTTTTCGCTGAATCAACAACAGTAGCTACCCAACCAATGCGCTGCGTGTTTCCGGCAATCGCGTACTGCTTCCGGCTCGATGTTGTGAGCGTGTCAGTCGTCAGACCACCGGTGATCGTCGCACCCTGCGGTGCTACCAGCGGAGCAGAAAGCGTTCCTGAAAGAGTCCCGCCGGCGGCCCACACGCTTGTGTTCGCAGTGTCTACAGAGCCGAACGTGCTTCCGCTCTGATAAGACTGGTTCACGATATAACTGCTGCCCTGGTAGAAGAAATAATCGAGCTGGTTGTAGAGAGTGTTCGGTGCCCAGTTGCCGCGATTCTGAGGCCTCGGAACTGCCATCAGCGTAGGCAGAGCGGGCAGATTGGGAATGAAGTTATCGAAGCTCCACGCAGAACCGGTGGGCTGAATCAGATAGCCGGGTCCCAGCAGATTATTGCCGCTGCTGTTGTCTATGACGGTGACTTTGTAGGCGATATTTGCGGGATTGGTGAGCGATGTATCGGCAAGCTGGACAGAGAATGCTCCGTTGCTGACTTGCGCTGTGACCGGAGTATCAATCGCCTGCCCGCTTCCGTCCACCTGAAAAGAGAGCGGCGTGCCGCTGGAATTGCAGGGTTGAAAGCTGATCGTCGCGTTGCTGATCTTATTGCCGCTGGCGTCGGTGAGGTTGCTGCCAGAGACGGTGGTGTAGCCCATGGTTTCTCCCAAATGAAAAGGCCGCGCGAAGGCGGCCTCGTATCAAATTGTTTAGTCGCTACTTCTTTGTTGTCGGATAGCGACGCTTCATATCCTGCTGTGCTGCTACAGATGCCCCAATGATGTGGGGCGTCATTTCGCGGATGCCCGCCATCACCTGGGCGCGTACTCCCGCAGGATCTGTTGCGCCGCGCGCATCCACATTGAAGTGAAATGTGTGTCCGCCGCCATTGCCGAGCATGTCATTCGGCACTATCGTGCCTGCCGAGCGCGGAATAAAAAGCTCCGGACCACGCTCACCAACAATGGCTGGCAGATTGGAAGGTATGGGCCCACCATCCGCAAAAAACGGCAGAGAGGAAATGATATCTCCAAAAGAGAAGCCGCCGGCAGCTTCCCCTCCCGCCTCACCGCCTCCGATACCAAGCATTCCACCAAGCAAGGATGAAATACCACCAGCCGCACTCTGTTGGTCAGCGCTCTTCACCCAGAAAGGATTGGACTGTGTGCCGTCCGGCTTTGTCTTCGGCCCGAGACCGAAGGCTGAGAGAATAGAGCCTTCTGCTTTTTCGAGACTGAATCCAGCGACTGCGCGGAATAGCTGCTCGCCAACTCCGGCAAAACCCGTACGCTTGCCTGTCATGGCATTCAGGAGTTGGTCGTTTATGTTTCGCAGCGTACTCTCCGCAATTTGCCGCATCTGTCCAGCAGCATCCCTCGTAGCAGCGATAAAGTCATTCAGCGCATCTTTAACACCCACCATCGCGCTCGATCCAGTAGCGTAGATGGATGCGTTGTCCTGCATGATTTGAATTTGCCGCTGGCCTTCTAACTGCGCTAGCTGATTGTTGACTTCTGCAATCTTGGCGGATTTTTCAATGATCGAGAGTGTTGGGTCCGATGAAAGCTGTTGCAGAACTGCGTGAAGTTGCGCGACAGATTCTGCATACTCCTGCGCGTGAAGGCGCGCCTTCATCTGCGCTGCGTCCAAGCGCGACATCCTGCCAGTTGCCACTTCCATTTGCAGCGTGAACTGTGCGATGGCATCTGCATTGCCTCGCTGGATAGCATTGTATTCGTTGATGTTTTTTATCAGGTCCGCGGCCGCTTTTCCTTGCTGTTGCAGCCACGCCTGGTCCGTTTTTGCAAGATCAGTCTGATTCACCGGGCTAGAAGCCGTTTTCTCGAATTCAGCCTGAGAACGCACGTTTTCCGCACGCACGGACGCCAACACCTTATTTGCCTCATTGACGGCATGAAGAAACGACTCTGATCCAGAGCGCTCAATCAGCACCCGGTCCATCCAGAACTGGATCTCCCGTTGCTTTGTTACATCCTCGGATGCCTTCAGGGCTTCCAGTGCATCCTCATCATTCTTGATGATCTGCTGCTGGACTTTGTGAAGTTCCTCGGCCGCGCGTCTCGCATCCTCAAGTTTCTGCTGACGCGCCTGGTCAGAACCAAGCTGCTTCTCTAAGCCTTCGTTTTGAGACATCTCCTGCAAGTAAATTGCTCGGTTTTCCAGGTTTCGGATTAGACCTTGCAGTATTGTCTGATTGGCTGTGTTGTCTAACGGTAGCGACGTACCGGGAATTGGGCGACCAAATTGATCCAGTTCAGGCTGCGCGGTTGGCAGAGATGCAAGTTGGGATTTGGTTTTCTCTATGCTGGTTTGAATAAAAGATGCCAATTCCTGACGCGCTTTACTCATGCCTTGCTCGTCATGCTGGAACGAAGCCTCAGTCATGCGGTCCGCAAGCCGAGTGATTTGGTCGTTAATATCCTGAGCAAACCTCGACACATCTCCGGTTCCGCCTTTGCCCAAAAATTCGCCAACGATTCCTATCTTCTGCTTTTCAAGAAGATCATTGATGATCTTCACATCGTTAAGTAGAGCTTTCGCAAGCTCATCAGCGCGAACACGAGCCTCATCCAAAGCAAGGGCCAAACCATTTTGTGGCCGGTGCTCCAACTTAGCTATCTGCATGGCCAGCCGATCATTCGTGACGGCGAGCTGATCGTTGGCAAGCTGCGCACTGAGGTTTAGGTCGCGGAAACCATCCTGTAAGGCCTTTGGAACCTTCAGGACGCCATCAATGAATTTATATACTTCCTCGCTGAGACGATAGATCACACCGCCCAGCGCGAGCGCACCGACGACTGGAAAGGCAGCCTTGAGAGCTGTACCAACACCTGGAAGCATTGTCAGGAACCGCTCTACCGCGCGCACATTGCGTGTGATGTCGCCCTCAAGCAGACGAATGGATGCGGAAGCCGCCTGCATGCTCGTGACTCCCGTATGCCCGAATTCGCGCGTTGCCTGGTTGGCGCGCTTGATTCCTGCCTCTACCATCGCGATGGTGCGAGTGAACTGCGCAGCATCACCTTTGATGATAATTGTCAGTGTATTTTCATCTGCCATTTAATACATCTCCACAGAGCTTTGCTCTTCCATCCACTCTTCCGCCATCTGGCCTTTATATGCCCTGTTCACGCCCTTAAACAGCGAGTCGGATATTTGCTGGATGGCTTCCGGAGTAGCGGACTCAAATGCATTGCGAAAAAATGGATGCGCAGGCACGTTGCCGACAACCATGCCAGGTCCGCGTGTTTTTCCATTTTTCAAGACACGCGAATAACCACCTCGCACCAAACGGTGTCCATATTCCACCCAGCGAGCAACATGGCTCGTTAGCTTGCCAAACTTCACAACGTAGATAGGTCCGCCCGTACTCTTTGCTTTCTGGACGATGACATCTGACTTTAGCGCACCCGGAGGCAAAGCAGTACCAGATGGAAGCTCAGGCCGCTCCGGAGCCGACGAAATCACAGCAGCCTGATAGACCACGGCACCTTTGCGAAAAGCAGATGCAAGAATCTGCTGCTGCTTTTCTGCCTTGAGCGAGTTCAACCGCTCTTCCAGCGCCTTGCTATCGAGTGCCATGGAAAATTGATCTGCCATTTTTGTTCAATAAAAATGCCGCCCAGTTTCAGGCGGCATTTGTTTATAACCTATTGAAATTCGATCAGAACGAATCTGCTCCAACTTCCCGCGCTGAACGAACGGCTGCTACCGTGGTGCGATAGCGCTCTGGAGTCATCCATGCTAAGGCAACATCATTGTTCACCTGCGCAGCCACGAGATGATATTCAGCAGTACTCCATACTCCGAGCGTGGCCGCCTGGTCCCTTCCATCAGGCTGTCCAAACTTTTCTACTAGTGCGGGAAATGCGCCCTTCCAATCCATGCCCTCAAGAATCAGCTTCAGAGATACTAACTTATTATCATGGAAGCTAACTTCACCGCTGAAGTCCTGACAAACCATGTCCTTGCTGGCACCCAGTCCGAGTCGAAGACAGTCCAGCGTCAGATCAGAATCAGGTTTATCTGCCATCATCCAAAGATCAGCACATGGATTGAAAACATATTTCTTCATGTGCTTTCCAGAAGCAGGGCGTTTCTCCGATGCGCATTGCGCAATACGCTTTTGTAGATATGGAGCGCGCGCAACAAAATCGTTCCAGGACTCGCCAAGACGATGGCCTTCTACCGTCGGAATATCAGAAGCAGCTTGCTGCGCTCTTACAGGTATCGGACTCGCAACCAACTCATCCAGCAATCCATAAACAGGAGTGAATTGCCCTTCAATTCGATTGATTTTGTTGTTGTGCATCTCCTGAAGACGAGGCCTGATGATCAGGAAATATGTGAGTCCCGCACCTGTTCCAACTGCTACACCATTTCCAACCGCAGCCGCAGTGGCGGAGTTGTCCGTCTTTGTAACCGTCAGACGACCACTGCCATTGTAATCTGGACCATCATAGACGGTTTTCGTTTGGGCAAAACCAAAAGAGCATGTCAAGCATAATAATATAGGTACCCATATTTTCATCGGTTCATCTTTCTTTTGCACCAGTCAATATCTCGATCGAGCTGCTCTTGAATATTTGCATCAGAAAACTGAGTTTTCGCCCACTCTAAATCTGACACGTACTGAGATAGATTTTTTTTCGTATCAGATGAAATCCCTATTTTTCGTTCGATATCAATAATCTGCATCTCTTTTTCAGTATTCCGGATGCGGAGGTCACGGTTCTCAGCCTCAATCTGCGCATTGGCCTGGTCAAATCCCTGCTGAATAGCAACTGGAGCGGCTTCCGCGTGTTTAGCCACGGAGGCAATATACAGCCCTACTCCGCTCAAGGCTATGACAACAGCAATCACGATGGCGGCCTTTTTCATGCCGTCATAGTTTATCTTATGAAATGCTGCATTACCAGCCTTATTTCCTGAGCGATGGCCTGACGTCTGCGGCGACGAACCGGCTGCCGCTCCGTTTTCGCTTTCATCCACTCCGAAGGCATGAAGTCCTTGACTTCCACCGACTTCTCAGGGCGGCACATACTGAAATTAACCAGGTAACAGGCGATCTGGGCCAGCATAAATTCATGGTGTTCTGTCTCATGTTCACGCCGCTTCACCAGCGCATCAAACTGCTTTGGCGTAAGCGCGTAGAACTCGCCATCAGAAAGGCCGAGGTCATATCTTGCAATTGACCAAATCCTGAGCCACTGCTTCTCCGGCGGCTCCGTGGGCGCTTTTAAGCGTCTGCGTCCACGGCCCCGGTAGGGTCTGGCTTTGCCTCTGGCATGGCCTTCTGCCACGCTTCCGCGATGGCGCTGGCAATGCCAAAGACATTAGAGATGTTCACCATCTCTTGCGCTTCCACAAAACCGATCTCCGGATGATGCCTATGCAGCGCGCAGGGGAAAATCATCTGGATGGATGACAGGTTAAGCTTCGGCAGCGCGGCCAACAGATTAATATGGTGCCCTGCTCGAATGAAATGCGATTCTGCTTCAGCAAGCGCAGCAAAATCAAAGCACAGTTTATATACTTTTCCGTCGAGGTTTAACTCAACGGGAGGATTTACAGGATCAACAGGAGTTTTCTTTTTCGACATGTTTATGTTCCTTGTGGATTTTAACTGCCAGCCGTGAGCGTCACCGGTCCAGAAATCTTGAGGCCGACTGTCCAGGAGATTTCCTTTGTTACGTCCACATCAAATTCGCGCGATTCAACAATCGCACTGAATGAATAGGTATCGCCTGTTGTATTCTGCCCGGCAGCCAGCGGAAGCACGAGTTTAAAATCGTAGACTGCCCCGCTTGCGAACGCCTGCTCGACGACAAGCTGTCCTGCGTCGCTGGACACCCGGTTGCCGGAGAGCTTCAGACTTCCGTTGTCGCGGATCGTGGTGATGAACTCCTGGTCTGCTCCGGAATTGAAATTTGTCACGTCAACGGTATTCCATTTGGCACCGCTGATGCCACTGGTTTTTACTTCGCCAATCGGAGTGAACGTTTCTGTTCCGCCAGCCCCCTTGACGCCGCCAATCGAGAGCACACTGCCGCGTCCCGCCTGCGCTTTGCTGCCCGTATATGCCATTGTTTTCTCCTAAGAATTGAAGGTGTACAACAAATAGAACTCAAGCATCCGGCGGAAAAACCGCGAATCAGCGCTGAAGAAGTCAATGCCTGGATGCAGCATCATTGCGTTCGACAGTACCGTGCCGTCGCTCAGGTAGCCATGAAATCCATTGAGCGCCTTGCGCACAGCTTCAGCTAGGTTCTTCGCGCCTTCTGGCGTTACTGCCCAGCAGTCAATCTGCACCCGAGACCGCTGGAGACCCGACGTGTCAAACGTTGGCGCGCTGGATCCACCGACAAACTGGTAGCCGATGCACGGATAAGCAGATTCGTCTTCCGGGACCACCATCTGGAATATAGACCGCGCATCGCCGGTAGCCAGCAACGCCGTAACACCAGCATCTGCGGCAAGAATGCTTACCAGCCCCTGATCAATCACTGTGCGCCATCCACTTCTTTGCAATAGAGCAGGAGCACCAGATTGCGCTCCTGCACGTTCTCGATGTACAACACAGTGAATATCCGTGCACCGAATACGATCTGATACCCGGCCTTCAGCACATCTGACGTCCAGCGAATCTTGACGACGTGCGATACCTCAGACACAAGCTGCGAGGCCTGCGATGTCTCGCGTCCTCCGGCGGTATAGATTGACGCCATATCTGAACGCACCACGGTCCAGGACGACGGCGTTACCGACGCACCGAACGATCCAGACTGGACTGCATTTGCCGGCGCCTGAATCGTGATCGGATGCCGCAGTTCGCCAGAATTGATGGCCAAAGGCGAAGGCCTTGGCCGGTTAACCACGCGTTGGAGCAAAGTCAATCACCGCATCGTTGTAGAGCATCATGTCAATTTCCGGCGGGACTTCCTGCCAGCGATTGTCGTACCAGTTCGAAACCAGCAACATGATCGTGCGCCGAAGCGACTGTGGGACCGCAGTCACAATGGTCGAATCGGGTTGCTGCATCGGTGGATTCAACGCAACGTTGTGCGTATCAGGCGCGGCAGCAGGATTGGGATCATAGCCTGCCGTGAAGTCAATTTCGACCGCGTTTGCCACATAAAGATCAGCAGGCCAATATTGCCCAGGCACTGGAAAAATGCGCGCTGGTTCCGTCATGCGGTCCAGCACAAAATCCACGTCTTGCCGCATGATTTGCGCATTGCCGGTTGGGTCTATGTATCGCATCTGCTGGACGCTGATGACGGGCGGAAACGGCAGCTTAATCATCTGCGAATAGTTCCACAGTGTAGTTGAATAGCGCGGCAACGAATAATAGCTTGGCGGATAAGCAAGCTGACTCTGGATGGTGTCCGTGTAATAAGGGTGCGAGTCGAGCACCATACGGAAGGTGCGCTGCGCAATGGCCCGCCCTGTTATTTTTTCCGCGTGCTCGCGTGCTGCCTGGATGAGTCCAGCGATGAGCTGGTCATCGTCAGTGAATGTATTGCCAATCCGAAGAAAATTCTTCATTTCAGCAAGCGTCACCGGCTCTGCCTGTGGCAGCGAAGTTTGACGGACGTATCCCACGTTATTTCGTGCTCTTCCTGGGCTTGCGTGGTTTGGGAACAGGCTGCGGCTTGATGGCTTTCTCAGCAGCCGGGACCAGCATAGATGACTCAGGTTGCATGCGTTCGTTTTCCAGCCCGCAGCTAGGACAAATGGCAGCAATGCCGCGCGCGCGAACAAATTGACGGCGGCAATAGTCGCATATGTCTTCTACACGCAGGCGAGGCGGAATGGATGATAGCTGATCAGACATCTTAAAAAGATTGGGCCTTTTCGGATTTCCCTACTAAGGCCCAACTCCCCAAATTGAATCGTTATCAGGCGGCCGCCTGTGTCAGATACTTCACCGGATGCGTGCCTGCATCGAGCAGGTTACCGTCATAGCGTGCAAAACCGATGAAGGCAACCTGTCCATAGTCTGCATAGCGCTCGACCAGCCGCAATACGGACAGTTCTTTCACACGACGAATGATGTATTTGTCCAGCTTGCCGAACAGCACAGTCTTCGCATTTACAGCGATGGCAGGCAGATCATTGTTGATGCTGTAACCATAGCCGTTGATCGTGTCCGGATCATTCACAGCCAGACCAGGGAGCCAGAGAGGACGCCCATATTTGTCCTTGAGCTTCTTGATCTGCTTCAGCGTGGAGTCGTGCATCATGTATTTCGCACCACGGCGATAGAGTGGATCAATCGAGTGTTCCAGCTCAATCAGGTCATCCGATCCAATCGAGGTCCCGCCGGTTTCCGAACCACCATCGTTACCCGAGGACCCGCCCGCAACTGGGCCTGCGGTCGCGGCAACGAGAATTCCCTTGGGCTGATTGGTGCCAGTCCCAACTGTGAAATGATTGTTGAGAATGCGTCCTATCCGAATCGCAAACTGGTCCTTCAGGAAAGATTCCAGGTCGAAAGCGGAATCCTGTAGCAGCTCGATGGACACTTTCACCATCTTGGTTGAATATTTGTAGGCCCCAAACACCACGTTTCCGAGACTAAGATCACCTTCACTTACCTGCTGACCTTCGCCAATCAGCTCGCCAGTGGTCCCCGTATCGTTGTTTGTAGGATAAGGTAACGATTGACCTGTAGAAGTCTCCATGATGGTTGAAGTGTTGAGCATGTCGCCGTAATATTTGAGGGCGTTTTCTACCTCGTTCACAAAACCGACGGGCACGAAATATCCGCCCCCTGTCCCCTGCAGAGCGTTGCCACCGCCAGTGCCCATATCACGGAACTCACGCAGCAACGCGCGCTCTTCATCGGTCAGGTTGGCACCGCGGAATCCATATTCCCGGGGACCGTCGTACTTCATTGAGCGCGCCCATACTTTGCGGTAGCGTTCCTGCTTCTCTTTGTCTGTAACACCAGCATCAACACCGACCCTGCCTGCCGGAGGTGCGCCGGTTTGGCGCGTCTCCTCATCTGCAACAGCCGCACGCTCCAGAACGTCAATTTCGGCCTTAAGCGCATCGCATTCGTCGAGCATCTGCCTCGCCTTGGCGTTGCGCTCTTCCTTGTTGAGAGATTGGTTGTCAAGGATATCATTGGCATCCTTGGCAAGCTTGAACCGCTTTTCACGCAGTTCGCGGGCCTTTGCGTAACTTCCCTGTATTGGCATTGTTTCTTCTCGCGTAATTGAATTTGTGTCGCGCCATGCGCGCCGCGCATGTGCTCACATTCCGGCCAGAACGCTCGTCATCCAAGACAGCGGCATCCCGCACGAACCAGCCAGCGAAACTTTTGCTGTTAATTCATCTGCACCAGATGGGCGCGCTTCTTCAGTCGCATGCGCTCTTCGCCGCAGTTGCAATTGCTGTTGCCACAGGTTTCCGAACCACAGCCATCGCAATCGCAGTTTTCGCATTCGCCAGATTGGCAGGAACCGCATGGACAAGTGCAATCACCATCGCCATCTTCTACATCGCGACGGCTGAACTTCTGCTTGTCTTCTTCGCTGACATCAATGCCGTATTCTTCACACAAGCGGAGCAGCTTTTTCCATGCCTTTTTCTTTTCCTCTTCGCTTACACCCTTGAGTTGATCGAAGCGGGCCAAGGCGTTGCGCAGATGACCCTTTGTCTTCTCATCGGTAGAGAATTTCCACGGCAGTTTCCAAGTAGAGGTGTCATCCGGGTTGCCGACGATCAGGAAGCAGTCGGCAGTCAAATCTTCTCCATCCACGCGCTTGGTCTTTTTGTCTTCAGTGCGAAGTGAAGGAACATGGCTGCGCACCTCTGCAGGGATGCCCTGCGGCCACAATGCCCGGGCGTTTACGCTTGTGCCTTCATAGGCGGGATATGTGACTGGACCAACGTCATACAAGTCCACATCTTCGATCTCACGATGCTGAATAATGTGACCATCCGCATCTGTTTCTTCATGCCAAGTTTGCTTTGTTGCCACAAAGGCAAAACTGCAACCATCAATATCGCCGCGCTCCACCATGCCTTGTACATCCGCGGCGATGCGGATTTCAGGATCTGTATCACATTCGTAATGCAGTCCAGTATCATCTTCTGTCATGCGCAGCGTATTGGACTTTGTCCTGCCGAGAAGGTTGTCAGGATTGTGATTGAACAAACACCGCACATCCTGCTTCTCTTTCAGTGCGCGACTGAAGGCCCCAGGCTTGATACTCTCGAAAAACCAGCCATTGTCAAATTTCTGATTGTAGACTGCGGCATAGCCTTCAATGCCCGGTTTATCTCCACTCTTCGCGCGAAGCTGACCACCACGAATGAACCGCCGTTCAATTTGCGGCATGTGTTTCTCCTTCCTTTGCCTTGAGGCTTGCCGCCTCTCTGTATGCGGCAATGCGCAATGCACGGACCGCGCGCTGTAATTCCTGACTGACCGTTTCTTCAGCACTTTCGGCGGTCCATTCGGCAGCACGCTTTTGCATGGCTGCGAGATATTCCTCGACAAATTTTCCGCTTTCCAATCCAGGCTGTGCGTCCAGTTGCAGTGATTGTGCTGCCACATCAAACCATGCATCACGAATACTGAAAAGAACAGGACCAAAAGCCATTTGAATAGCTTTTAAATCCCGCTGCTGTCGCGTGATAATGCGCCCAAACGCATCACGAAATATTCGTGAAAATGGACGCATACGCTGATCGTCCGGCTTGTCACCAACACCAGCACCATCCTGATGGTTTGGATCCAGCGGCGTCTCAGTGAGCGTCATGTTGATAGGCATCCAGTAGTCTTCCGCCCACTTCTCATCAATAGGATTGAGTTTTTCAAACGCGCGTATGTCATTCGTATTCAAAAAGCCCCACTGGCGGCCAGTTCCATAGAATTTTTCGCGGCTGGCAGCATCAGGACGCAGCATGTCAGTAATATCGAAGTCAATGTAGAAACGGCTCTTTGGCGTGCGTCCAATGCCGATTGAAGGGAACATTTTTCGCTTCCACTCAAGCTTGATCGCATTCATCCATGGCGAAAGAGTGTACTGGAAAAATTCCTGTGCCATTTGTTCGGTGCTGGACCGCGTGCTCTTATTTACATCACCGACCATATGCGGAGGCACATGGAATACGGCACAAATCTCACTTCGCAGGCGGTCTTTTGTTTCGACCATCTGCGACTCCTCCGGCTTGTTGCTGATGGGCTTGAAATTGAAGCCAGGCGGAAGGACCGCCACGCGATGACTGTTTTCTCCCCCTTGCGCTTCCATCCATGAACGCCGCGCCTGCTCTTTTGCTTCTGGCGTCATGGCCGCCGGCATTTCAAGTATTCCGCTTGGACGCGCGAAGTTGGCGAAGTACTTTGCGCCGAATTTATCTGTTGCAAGGGCAAGACCCAGCGTCTGGCGTGCAAGCCAGACAACAGATTGTCCTATACGCCCATCGAACGTCAGGCCCGGAACATGAAGCATGTCCTCAGCAGGAATGAACCGTCCAGCGCGTGCAGTCTCCGCATCCACGTCGCTGCGATCTGCATCGTCAATCCCGTCGGTCGTACGATACACCAACGATCCGGCGGGCAAGTTTACCGGAAAAGGCCGCCATGGCTCCGGTTCCAGACGCATAGGAGAACTCAGGCGATGGGGCCGCGTTTTGTATGGATTGCGCGGCCAGATTCCAATGATTTGATTGCCAGCATCTCGCTGCAATTCTGCATATGCATTTCCCCATGCGAGCGAATGCGCCATGTATGCCTTGAGAAAGGTATGGCGCGACATTTCTGGATTTGGCTCGATATGGATGATGTCATACAGGTCATGCTCAAAAGCAATACGATGCGAAGCCCGGCCATTGCCCACAATGCTTCGCTCATAAATATGCAATGGCAGTGAAGCAATAGTCCCTGCAATCAAATCAACGCAAGCCAGGAAGATGACCGCCTGGAAGGCCGTCAGCTCGCTGACTCGAATGCCGGAATCGGTGCGGCCGCCGTTAAAGATATCGAGCAGCCACTCTGCCGGATAGCTAAGCGGAGTCTGCGGATTCTCAAGGCTGCTTCGCTTTTCGCGGAGGTCCGTTAGCAGCTCGCTGAATATGCCTGTCTGTAGTTCCATCCGGTTTTTACCAGACCTCGATCGTTCCTGCGGTTGCAGGTGAAAGCACCATAGCGCGACTAAGCGCCATAATCAGAGCAACGGTCCCGTCAATTTTGTTCTGCACGCGATTGCGGACCGGGAAGATGTTCTCCTTCCGGTCCCGGTGACAAACAGTGTTCGATATCATCCAGCTAAGGACCGGATTACCATCAAAGTGAAAACGTCCGCTCAACACAATGGCTTCCAGTTCTTTCATTGGCGCCGACATATTCTCAATGGTCTGCTTGATCTCAACACACTCTACACTTTGGTTCCAATCTTCACGCTCGCGAAGGAACTGTATCAGGCCCGCGGCATGGAATGGATCGAAAACAATCTCGCGTAAGTTGAGGGTCCGAGAATCCGCTGCCAGGTCTTCAATCACGCGGCTGTAATGCGTCACATCTCCAGGCGTCTGGATGAGATATCCACGGTCCCGCCATGCGCGGAAGTGCGTGTTTTTCTCGTCCTCGACTGCAACCTGATTCAGATAGTGACGGCTGAAGCAGTAGTAGTGATCACCATCATCCTGTTCTCGCTTGAAAAGCCGCACACTGGAAACCGTGTCAATTCGTGATGCCAGATCGCAGGACTCAATGCACATATCACCCGCGAAATCCTCAATCCTGAGAGGCGCGGCGCACTGGTTCCACTTCTCCATGTTCATCCAGGCAACATCTGCATTTACCCAAATGTTCAGGTTCTTCGTCTTAAACTGGTTCTGCTGCCGTGCGCTTTGCGCTGCCTGCTTCTGATCGTGAAATATCTGTTCCGGATTGACTGATACACCGAGATTTGGGTTTGCCATCTGGACGGCTTTTTTCGTAGTCCATCCGATTCCTTCATCTACCGTGAAGATGATCCCAAACAGCCGATCATTTTCGCGATGCCCTTCCAGGACTTCCTGCACCTCAAGATGTTTGTCGAAGCACGGAGAACTCATATCGCTGCCCGCTGTAGTGATCTCAAACAACAGCGGCTGACGCCGTGCCTGCATTCCAGTCCGCGCCCAATCTACCAGGGAATTTGTTTTGTGTTCGTGATACTCATCAACGAGCACGCACGAAGGAGATGGTCCGTCACCTGGATTACCTTTGAGCGGCTTAAACGCGCTGTTCTTCGTTGGAATTACAATGCTGGCGGCATTGCACCATATTCCGAAGGCCTCGCGTAACTGCGACGATGCCAAAGCCATGTTCCGAGCAGCACCAAATACTTCTCCAGCCTGCTCCTTTGATGTTGCGCCGGCAAATATCTCTGCGCCATATTCCCCATCAGCGCATAGCATGTAAAGCCCAATGCCGGCTGCAATCGGAGTCTTTCCATTCTTGCGCGGCACTTCCCAATATGCTTCCGTAAATCTTCGGTAGCCGTGCTTCTTGTCAACCCAGCCGAAGATACTGCACAAACCAAAAATTTGCCATCCCTCCAGTTTGAATAACTGACCACGCGCCGCGTTTCCGCGGAAATCATCTTTGACATGCGGCAGGCCCTCGAAAAATCGGCAGAAACGATTGGCCTTTGCAGCGTCAAAGCGCCAGCGATACGTATCGAGTCGGCTCAACCTCAGGTCATCCAGATGGCGCTTACAAGCAAGCCTTACCCATTTGCATGCGATTGTTGTTCCATCTACAACATCGCGCGCGTAAGATTCGGCACGCTCGGCATAGCTAATTTGGCTTGCCGACTTCTTCGCTTTCTTCATTTACCAGATCAATAAATGGATTCGTAGGTGCGTGCACCGGAGCAGTAGGCACTACATTCACCTTTGACCGGTCTGCCGGATTCATTCCCATCTTTCCCAGCAAAACATCCAGTCGCGAATAATCACCTGCTTTTGCTCGATCATTGCGAACGCGATACATCAGGCGGCAAGCCAACTCTACATGCCAGCGGTCGGCTGATGTAAGTACTCCAGGTGGAACTTGCTCGACTAACTCATTCCATATCTGCAACAGCGCCTTGGCCGTAGGCGAATATTCACTTAAGAAGCTAGCTGGCGGAGGACCGAGCGGGCCGTCCGGCTTTGGCTCATTCGCACGCTCCTTTTTCCGCTCTGGATGCCTATCGAAAGTTCCGCTTAACTCATGAAGTGCGGTTGGCTTTCTTGGTCTTCCTTTGCCCATATAAGCAATTGCACCATCGCGGCGCTCTCCTACATCTGAGTTAATGCGTCAATGGCTGCATCTCGCTCAATAAGCCATTTCCTATGTCGCTATCCGATCGTCCGAGTGTTGTCAGCATCCCCAATTCTCCAATTTTGGAGATGCAAAAATTTGATTGGCTCACGGTCTATGGGCGGTCGCCTTCGTGGAATATAGACCCCCACCCCCTCGGCCAAAACCACCGTCCTCCGAAGCAGTCTTACGCGAGTGGCAGCTATCGCAGAGCGGTTGCCAATTCGCTGCATCCCAGAAAAGCCAGTATGCACCTTTATGTGGCACGATATGATCCACGCACGTTGCGCGAACCGGCAATCCTTCATGCAACCCATATGGATCTGCACAAAATGGATGCGCCAGCAAATATGCTTTGCTCGCACGCTGCCAGCGATAGCCGTATCCGCGCTGCGCAGCCGTTTGTCGGCGGTCGCGCCCTTTTCCGCTTGCCCGACAGCGGTCGCAATATCCAACCTCTACAAGATTGGCGCAGCCTTGTGTACGGCATGGCACCTTCGCGGCACTTGGCATTCTATTTACTGTTCATGACGGATTCAGCGAGATCATGAATCATCTGATCAATCGCTGGTTCATCTGGGTCATACCATTTGCGATCCATCAATTGCACTTCGAGCGTTTGCGCCTGTGCGTCGTAAGCCCAGCGCAGCGTTATCCCGCGCGAACTTGCGAGGCCAGCATCTGACGTAATATCAATGCCAGTCTTTTCCTTTACTGCCGCTTTCAATGTTTCCCAATTCACAGGAGTAAAAGGAGTGAATTGCTGAATGGCATGCATCTCTGTCATTGCCGCACCAGAACTTTTTGTTTTGCACGAAGGAATTTCAGTTGCGCCGTGAGCGTTTTGCGCCGCTGCTCAATTTCAGCAATTGCTTTGCGCACCAGACGCAACTGTATTCGCTCTTCCTTCCGCATGGATGGCACGCTAAAGTTTGATCCCCAGCTCGGCCGCGAAGTGAACAATATCAGGCCACACGCTTTTGATGTCGGCCCACTGCTGCTGAGTCAGCGATACGCTGAGCAGTTGCGCCGGATTATGCGCATCCATAGAAATATCGCTGACGACTTTGCTTGCTGCGCCTAAGAGCACTGCCAGCGCTGCCACCGCTCCAGGCGCAGCTTTTTCTGCTTTGCTGAAGAATCCCAAAATATCCTCAGCAGCCACCTCGATACCTTTTTCGATGTTCACAAGTATGTTAGCCATTCATTCTCTCCAAATTCACCTATTGCTTTGCATCGGCCGCATGGATCGCAACCAGCCCGGTGGACACTGAGCTATACAACATCGTCCAGTCCACATGCTGATGTTGCAGCACTGCTATGCCCGCCTGGATCAACGCGCCGGCAATTGTCAGAATCCCGATCCATGTGGTTCGATTCCCACGCAGCTTTTCCATTACTCAACTCCTAATTGAAATCGAGATCTACCAGCACATGATCTGGGCTGAGACCTGTCCACGCGCATACATGAGCAATGTAAGCTTGCGTGTTGTTTTCGCCGGATGGAGCATATCTTCCAATTGCCTGCGCAATAGTGAGGCCCTTGTAATTGGCTTCCAGCAGTTCGCGGAGGGCCTGCCAGCCTTGCGCTTCGCTCGGAAAAATGGCGAAGCCTGCATCGTCTTGCTCACGCGCTCCAAGCCGATACGCAAACGATCCAAAGCGAATATTGCCTGGATTGTTATTGCGCCGACAACGTGCGCCAATGACCGACCAGCCTTCCTGCCGCGCAATCGCATGAATAAAACTCATCATGAGTGCTTCCATAACATTGCGCCAGCGGCAATCAGCCACGGCACAATCACTTTCAAAAATTCCCAAACCCCGCCTTGTCGCGATTGGCCCGATGTAAGCGCATCAACCTTTTGCGCCAGACTGCTTACCATTTCCCGCAGCCCGGTACTTTCTGCCTGTTTGATCCGCATGTCCTGAAGCATTGTGTTGATGGCTTCCACTTTGAGCAGCACGCGGTCCTGCATGTTCTGCTGACCATTACGCAGATCGTGAATGTCCTTGCGGTTTTGTGTATGCTTATCGTCTAATTCGCGTCGCAGGATGTCATACTTTTCTCCTACTTCGCGGCGCAGATCATCTCGAAGCGCATCAATCTTCTCTTCCAGCACGGCTTCATCCAAAGCTTCTCTCCCGCACTATTGTTGGCAGATTCAACGCTGGCAGTTACAGCGCCCGCAATATTTTCTTCCTTCTTCGGTGCGCTCCGGAACTTCACGAAAAAACTGACGGCCACAGAACTCGCATAATTTAGGCTCCATAGTTTTACCAATGCCCGGCGTAGCTGCCACCAGGTTGAAGTCCAGCGTCTGGTTCGTAGGTCCATTCAGGATTGACATGGTGACACCTTCACGCACAGCGGATCTTCACGTCGCGGCGCAAGCCGCTTCCATAGCCGGACTTTTTCTGCCGTGCGCTCGATGAAATCTTCCGGCGCGAATTTGCGCGCTATCCTCTCCATTCGTCTCGACTCTGACAGATGTGCAGTCCGCGATTTTCCACGCGCGAACGCAGTACCCGCAAATGCCTCCATCTCTCTTAGTGAAATGGAAGGATTCGAGGATCGCGATGGAATCTCTTTGTCAGTGGGACCAGCACCAAATGGCTGATAGCCGATATGATTGCTCATATCGTCATACACTCTGCGCCAGATGCCTTTCTCTACTCTCGACTCGCCCGCGGAGAAACTGGTGCGGCGAATAATACGCCAGCCAAGCGATGTATTGTCCGAAAAGACCAGGAATTCCTGATTGGTTTCTCTCTTGCGGAACTTTGCCACGGCTTTATTTTCAAAAGCGCAGCAGAAAAGTCATGTGAACGGAAGAGACACCTCAGTCGAGGCAATCTATAAGGCCCACTACGCAGTGCCATCCAGAGCTATGCTGGCGCGGTAGATCGTTATTTTCTACGGCAGTTGAGGAGTCTGCCAAAAAAATCCTAAATGCAGAATAAGAACAAATCAGGCGTCCGACAACACATTTCTTTTCAAAAGTCCTATTTCGTTACTGTTTGTGTTGCATTCTGCAACGTTGTTGCATTTTTTCGGACCGCATAGTCAGAATTGCGACACACTCCAGAAGCTCCACCGTCGTAGAATCCCGCGTCAACAAAGCATCTGCATTCCCGATGTCATATTCATTGCTGGAGAGCAGGCTGCTGAACAGAACGACCGGAAGAGATGCACTGAATTCCTTCACATTCTGCGCAACGTGGCTGGCATTCGTATCCAGGTCAATCAGCACGAGAGAAACATCTTGAGTTGCGAGCAGCGTATGCATTGCATCCGGATCGCGCGCTTCCAGCACGCGATAGTGCCCGCGCGTCTCCAGCAAGAACTTCTTGCACCCGCATACCGTTTCATTCTTCGACATCAGCAGTAAAAATTTTCGCGGTTTCATTGCCTCACTCCCACTCTCGATTCACGCCAACGAGCCAGTGCCTGCTGGTCAAGAGGCCAACTGTCAGGCCTCAGCCAATGTCCCTCCGCGATGAACTTCCACGGGCCCCACTGAATGCGCAGAAATGGCGTGACTTTGCAGTACTCGTGCCACGAGGAGATAAATTCATCAGCAGCGTCATAGGCTTTTCCGGTGTTGCGAGCTTTCCAGAGGGCCAGTTGCTTACGCAACGCGCGCTTAATGCGTTCACTGGTGAAGCCGCACTCGCGCATCACGTACTCAAGCGCGTCTTCGAGCACACCCCCCTCCAGTAGGGAGGGGGTAGGGGGTGGGTTTGTATTGTGTATTGTGTTTTGTTCACAATATTGATGCGGACCCCCTTCAGGGAGACACAAATCCCCCCGCAGGGAGACACTAGCGTCTCCTTGGGAAACAGGCGCGCAAAAGTTTTCCTCAGATTTTGTGTCCCCCAGGGAGACACAAATTTCGTTCGCTTTTGACTGATGCAGACGCTTACGAAGGGCAGTAACTTCCGCGCGCAGTTTGGCTATTGCTACGTCAGTGAATACATACGAGGATCGCTTGCGATTGTAGACCGCACCAAGACGCTCTGCGGCTTCCTTCAGGTCAAGCAACACGCATGTGCTCTGCGCAGAACCTTCCCCGCGCTGCAATCGCAAAATGCCGACGTATTCGAGGACAGCAAGGTTACGCCAGACTGCCGAGCGACTGATTCCTGTCGCATCGGCCAGCTTGCGCAAGCTATAGCTCACCGTCGCGGAATAGGATTCCCGCGTGAGATGCACGTATACCAAAACGGCATGTGGCCCCACAATCGGCTGGAAAGCATCATACAGCTCGTTATCCTGCCAGCAATGCCCCGGCTTGCGCTTATCTCTCAGCTTAATGTCTTCCATGTTCCCCAAGGCACAACTCCACTCAGCGATTCGCCAGTTCCAGCAATACATCTGCGTGACACGGCTGATTTAGCGGACACCAGCAAGCAAGGTTCTTGCCGCGTAGTTCATGAATTTGGTTGCGCAATTCGCCGCGAATCATGAGATATCGCAACATCGCAAGCGGCTGACGATCAACTGTTACTCCTTGTCCGATAATCTTCTCGCGAGTATCTTCTTTCGCTTCACGCGCGGACCTCCGGAAATTCCCGCCATTCCCGGCCATCCAGCATAGCGCCTGCGGCTTTCTTTCCGACGCGCACCATGTTGATACTCGAATCATCGGTGCAGGTGAAGATTATTTCCTTGTCACGAGGCTTAAAGTGTGTCTGATTCGGAACGCTGATTTTTAGACATGGCGCACCGTGCTGGTTCATCCAGAGACGCGGTTCCCATTCGCCCCATTGCTTGAAGAAGAACGAAACTCCCGCAGCCTGACACTGATCGCGCAGGCTGCGCACCCAGTCCGGATGCATGGGCCGTGCCTTTGGCCCGCTTTCACCGCCGACAATCACCCAGTTGAGTCCACGGATAGGATTTCTCGCTCCGCCAAGGTATTGGTAAATATCAATCATTTCCAGCAGTGGCTCTGCGCTGATGAACCATACAGCAGCAGGCGTCTGTAGCAGCAGCGGTATGCGCTCATCGGCTGTCTTCTGGTTCTCGACGCTCACGCCCGGCCAGACATTCGGCAAGGGCAACTCCAGAATCCCAGAATGCTTACCTGCGGAAATATCAAGCGCCTGAGAGCCAATGGCCTCTTCACGATTGTCTGTACTCAGGTAAAAATACTTCAACATCCGCTCAGGACGCTTGGTCAGCACCTGGAACGTGTGCTGCGGACACAGCGCCATCACGGCGAAGATGCGGTCAATCCACTCATCCGGCATGTTCTCGTGGAACAGGTCGGACATCGAATTAACAAAGATTCGCCGTGACTTCTTCCACTTCAGCGGGTCGAGCAGATGTTCTTCGATGAGACGTACTTCACCATTCCATTGCGGCATTCGCTCGCCTGAGTTATTGATGCGCACGAGTCCTTCATAGGGCTGACCTTTGCCGCCGAAGCGACGAGCAACACGCTCGGCATAGCAGTTGCGGCAGCCTTCACTCACACGCGAGCATCCCCGTATCGGGTTCCATGTTGCGTCCGTCCATTCGATGCTTGTCTTGTTCATCGCGCGGCCTCCAGCGCATCCAGAATGCGCTTGTCCACAGCAAGAACAGCGGCCTGTTCCGCTGTAGTATCCATGCCTGCGCACGTTTCTGCCTTCTCAAGCTCGCCAAGAAATTCTGCGACGATTTCGTGCGCTTTCCTCAGACCTGAAGCCGTGCTGCTCTCTTCACGCAATTCGCAGACCATCGCGGCCAGCGACTCTTTGGTCTCGCTTTCGATGAGTGCCGTCAATAATGCTGTCATCGCTTGCCTCTCTGAATCTCCTGGACAGTCAATCCATATGCATGAATCTTGCGATACACGAGCGTCTTGCTCACACCGAGATAGCGCGCGGCAAGTGCCACTTTCCCAGCCAGCACAATGGCGCGCACAATCGCTTTGCGCTCCATTTCTTCGAGCGGAGTGATAAAGTAGCGGCCGCACCCGCAGCACTTCTGCGCCAGCGGCTGCTCCAGCCCGCAGATGCACTTCACATTTTTTGTGACATCAACCACGTTAATCACCCGATATTTTGTTCAGCAAAGGTGCATCATTCTCTATCCTGCGTTTTGACATTTCAACGTATTCAGGATTTATTTCGATGCCTACATATTTGCGGCCAAGACGCAGAGCAACTACGCCAGTAGTGCCCGCTCCACTGAATGGATCAAGCACGGTTCCTCCTTCGGGACATCCGGCCATGATGCACAGTCGCGGAATTTCCTCCGGGAACGTGGCGAAGTGCATTCCGGAAAACCCTTGCGTCGCAATTTCCCACACGGACCGGCGATTCGCACCAAATGCTCGCTGCTCTGCATGCGTCATATGGTCCCAACGCTCATTGAATCCGGCATGACGCCGTGAGTGTCCACGCTGTTTGTCGCGGCATTCCGTGGTAGGACGTCCGCCAACAGCCTTCATGGTTCCATTGGCCTTTGCACCACCATTTGCTCTCAGACTTCCAGTTTGAGAGTCAATATCCTGTTGCCACCGCTGGACCGATGAAGGAGCGGCCCTAATCCGTATAGCAGCAGCGTCGAAGTAATATTTCGGCCGCTTGGTCAATAGAAAAATATACTCATGCGATGTCGTACAGCGGTCGGTAACAGAGAGAGGCATCGGATTCGGCTTGGACCAAACAATGTCTTGTCGCAACCACCATCCATCAGCCTGCAAAGCAAAAGCTAACCGCCACGGCATTCCCACTAAATCTTTGCGCTTTAAGTGAGGCACACGCCTGGTTACGCACTGCTGCCAGCCACGACGCTCTGATTCATAACTTCCGCCACCACCGCAACCTGATCCTGCATAACAATCACCTATGTTTACCCATGCAGTTCCATCCTTGCGCAGCACGCGACGTATTTCACGAAAAACAGAAAGCATCTTTTCTAAATACTCATGGGGAGTATTTTCCACGCCAATCTGTCCAACAACTCCGTAATTGCGCAGTCTCCAATATGGTGGGCTCGTAACGACACAATGCACGGAATCATCTGGAAGCTCCCGTAATCGCTCCAGCACATCGCCTTGCAAAATGCGCCAATCTTTCATCATCAATCGCGTCCCGACCATTTCTTCGTCTCTACGTCTTTCTTCAATACAAAGACACGCTGCGCGCGCCACTCACGCATGTATCGCGCATGGCACTTTCGGCATGTACGCTGTCCAGGACGCAATTGCCTGCCGCAGTTGCATTTCGTCTTTTTCTCACGCCATTTCATTGAAAACAAAAAGACCGTGGAACAAAACGTGTAACGTGGAACATGCAGCGGCATTAAGCGTTCGCGCGTACTCGCGGATAGCAAGCAGCAACGCTCGAAGCCGCTGCATGTTGTCCCTGCATGTCTCGCTCACGCAGGAAACATCATCAATATCTGCGGGCAGATGCCAGTTCTGCCCGTTTTACTTCCATGCCGGCATGTACTCCGATGTGAGTTGGAGGCGCTACGCTTGGCCCATCCTGCGCTACTACTTTCAGCACCCGCTGGCTCGGTACAAGGTCCGGATTCCCCGTAGCTCCCCGGACTGGCACTCGCTGCCTCTCTCAGCCCACCGGCTTTCTCTGTTTGTGCGAATCTCGAAATCTGCACGCCTGAGTGTTTCAAGAGCCACGAACTGGCCGTCTACGCATCTCGCGTAGCACCATGCTCAGGCGCTGCTTGTTAAGCGATAATCACTGCATCAGGCAGCGCATCGCTCAGATACTTCTTAATAGATCCCATAGTGTCGAGCTCCCACTTTGCGTCAATGTCAATGAGCGCCACAAGCGGAAGCGAATCTTTGACGCTCTTCATGCGCAGCAAAAATTTCGACTCAACCGGAGCAGCGTCGCGGAATGTACGCCAGGGAATGAGCGGAACGCCATCGGCAGGCAGAGTGACAGTATTCTTCACCACCGTGCCCGTCTTGACCGTTACAACCTGACTCATACCATCATCGGCCACCGCCACGGAATTCTCCGCAGAGAGTGTCGAGCAGAGTTGCTGGACTTTGACTGCGTTGTCGTTAAAGTAAAAACTGGAGCGGAAATCAATCAAGAACTTCTCCGGCTCATAGTAAGAATCAAACTTGAACGGCACTTCATCCACATACCTGGCACGCAGCCACACATGTCTGCGTCCGTAGTCATCAGCAGTCTGCGACACAAGCTCAACGACGCGATGGCCCACAATGCGAATAGCAACCTTGTCCGGCCTGTCATCCATCTTCGCCTGATATGCCGCGACAAATCCTGCCAGAGTGCTTACTTCGAGCGTTGGCTTGGTCCACTGCGGCGCCAGATCGCGCACTGGCGCACCGAGCGTTCCATCTTCCCTGAGTGCATACGGCTGACCGTTGACGACTTCAACGGCGGAGCGTCGCTGGAGTTTCTCAAAAAGGAAACCAGTAAAATCTTTCACGTCTTCCCACATTTGCTCTCTCCTTTTTTGCTCTGCGCGGTGCGCAGAAACGTTATTTCATCGCACCGCTTCCATCGAAAGCGATGACAGGAACTTCCTTCGGCTTTGGCGCACTCCAAAGCGGCATCTGACGCGGGTCATTCGCAAAGGCAACCAGCGCACCATCTTCAGCCTTGCCCAGGAAGCATTTCGACTTGTGCGTTTCGATGGCAGCCAGCTTCGATGAGCACTTGAATTCAGTCTCAATCGTCACGCGATCAGAGTGCGGCTTAAGAATGAGTTCCAACTTGATGACGCGCGTGGCGGTCGCCGGCGTGTTAGGGTCAGCGATATTTGCCAACGCGCGACGCAACTCAATGTCAAATCCGTCAATCATCGCGCCATCATTGATATTGCCGATATTGATCGGGACCAGTTCGACATCTACGGCCATAAGCCCACCATCCTTTCCAGCCAAAAAGCCATGCGTACCAACATGGGCAAAAACACAATGAATGCACCAAGCGCAGACATGACCACCATCATGCGCATCAGGCCAGGAATGCAGCCGCCAAAATGATCGTCTTCGCACAAAGGCGAAACAGGAACCACAACACGCGGTTGCACGTCGGTGATTGCGTGTATCCCTCTGGCTTGCCGGCTCTCATAAAATTCCTCGTATCGCGCACAGGAAAAGCAGTACTCATCGGCACCCGATGTAAGTTCATTGCAGCCTGGACAGATGCGCAGACCATCAGGAATTTCTGCAATCATGCCGCACGTCCTTTCTTGCCGCGCTTTTTCCTGCGGATCAATTCATGGATCTGCGCGGAATTTGGACGCCTGGTCAGCTTTCTTATTTCAGCCTTCTTGCGCGCTACCTCAGCAAAATGCGCACTCATGCAAGCCGGGTTCGTACAGACCGTGCGCGACGGACCAAGCCACATGCACTTATCGCCCGAAGGAAGATTGCACGAATCACCATTGCAGCCGCAGAACCGGCAGGTGCCCGGAGTGGGGGAATTCATTTCCCACCTCCGAACGTGATGTGCAGCGGAGGACTCAATGTCTGCGACTGCGTCTGTGCACCAGATTTTGGAGTCGAACCACAACGCTGGTAATTGCGAATAACGGTATAGGACATCGAAGCGACATCCACCATCTGCGCAATGCGGGCAAATCGCGCATGATGGTGCTGCTCCAGTAAACGCTGGCCTTCGATGCTTGCCGCAGTCATGCCCACTTCAAAAAATGCAAATCCGGTTTTGCTTCGCACCAATGCACCAGGCAAGAGTGCCTCATGGCACTGCGCATAAGGACGGCGCAGGCATTGTTCTGTCGAGGTCCAATCAAGAAAACGCGTGATGGCAACGCCGGACCACAGCGCGCCATTTATCGCTCTATCCTGCGGAGAGGACTTAACAATCGGCTTCATGCCCACAGCGCGGAGAAGTGCATCTTGATTCTGTGCAGGTCGTGGAGCATCAGGAATTTCAGCATGGGCGGCTACTGCTGCCAGCACAATAAAGATTACGAGTGCGCGAGTGTTCATTGCACACCGCCTTTGCGCTCCAACTCATAAGTCGAAATTCCGGTGCATGCATTCACACACGCTACAATGCGGCGCATGACCATCCACTCATCGGCAACAGAAAGGTCGCTGCCAAGCGGATCTACCATGATTGCGCCCTGCGCATCTTTGATCAGCCCCGCATCTACCGTCCACGGCTCATAAAAAGGAACATTCCGCGAGCGCGGCTGCTCCTCAACAGCCGCGTCCACAGGTTCACAGGATTTTTCTGCTTGTGCGTTTTTCCTTTCTGTTGGATTTGGTACATCGAGGAGTTCTGCGAGCAGCCTCTTCATGCGTCCGGTCCGGCACCAGTCGGCGTGCTCAAGCTTGCGATCTGAAATTTGCTCTGTAAGACATTCAGTGCAAATCACGCGGCCCGCCGAACGCGCAAACTGGACATCAACCAGATTGCGCGCGGCGAAAAGGATGTGAATGATGATTCGTTGCTGGTCAAGGGAAAACTGTCCGATTTTGGACAGTTCAGCCGTTGGCTGAAGGACACTGCGAGATGTATCCACGGAATTATCTCCTTTGTTTGCAAGGAGCGTTCCATGGTCTGGTAGGCGAGGCAGGGATCGAACCTGCAACCTACGGCTTAGAAGGCCG